AGCCGAGTAATTTCAATAGGGGCCTTCGGGCCCCTTTTAAAATTTCAGAATTATGGTTATATACTTGAAACACCCGATTCACGGCACCAAGGTCGCATGCTCCGAAATGGAGGCCGAGTACGATAAGGGTAATGGCTGGGTTGAACTTGACCAAGAAGCCAAAGAAATTGAAGTTCCCGCTCCTGCGGTTGAAGAGGAGCGTGTAAACAATCTCGTCAGGAAGCCTGCAAGCAGGCGCCGGCGCAAAATAGAAGAGTAGACATGGCAACCACCGCTGGAGACCAGATAAACGCCGCACTAAGGCTTCTTGGCATTTTAGCGGAAGGTGAAACCCCTTCTTCCGAGATGTCGAACGATGCGCTTGACGCGCTCAATCAGATGATTGACTCGTGGAGTACAGAGCGTTTGGCCGTGTTCGCCACGGAAGACCAGGAGGTTTCATGGCCTGCGGGGTCTGCAACGGTAACTCTTGGCCCGTCGGGGACATCCGTAGGCAATAGGCCCATAAGCGTTGACTCGGCCACATATTTCACGGATCCCGCCAACCTGTTGTCGTTTGGTATTAAACTCGTCAATCAACAGCAGTACAACGCCATTGCGCTCAAAAGTGTAGTGTCTACATATCCGCAGGTGATGTGGGCTCAGATGGGTTATCCGGATATAACGCTTACCGTGTATCCTGTTCCTACAACACCCGTTGTGATGCACGTCGTTTCCGTGCAGGAATTGACTCAACCCGCTACACTGGCTACTGAACTGGCATTCCCCCCTGGATACCTCCGGGCGTTCAAATATAATCTGGCGTGCGAGATTGCACCGGAGTTCGGGGTAGAACCCGCGCCGACAATTCAGCGTATCGCAATGACCAGCAAACGCAATCTGAAGCGCATCAACAACCCTGATGATGTGATGAACATGCCGTACAGTATGGTTGCTACTCATCAGAGGTATAATGTATACGCCAACAATTACTGATGAAGACACCAATTCTTGGTTCAAGCTACGTCACCCGTAGCCCGAATGCAGCTGATAGCCGCATGGTGAACCTCTATCCGGAAGTTGTGCCGGAAGGAGGTAAAGAACCTGCGTATCTCAGCAGATGCCCGGGGATGGTGTACTTGGCGAACATGGGTACAGGCCCGATTCGCGCATTGTGGACGCAGACAAACAAGAATGTGTTTTATGTCGTGTCGGGGCAGGAAGTGTATATGCTGGATGCCGTAGACGCAACACCGGAGCTTATTGGAACAATGACCGACACGGGGACAGACCCCATAGTTATTGACGATAACGGTACTGAAGTATTTTTTGCATGCAACCCAAAGGCGTATATATGGGACTCTGTCGCCGAGACCTTCGCTGAAGTCACCGATGTAGACTTCCCTGGTGCGCAGTCGGTAGCGTTTCTTGACGGGTATTTTCTCGTCAATAAGCCCGACAGCCAACAGGTTTATGCTTCCGATATTTACGATGGCACGTCGTGGAACGCCCTTTCATTTGCCAGCGCGGAAGGTTCGCCTGATGGCGTCGTCCGTATAGCCTCGATGCACAAGGAGTTGTGGGTATTTGGCCACACAACGACCGAGGTTTGGTACGATGCCGCGACAACACCTTTTCCACTTGCGCCTATTCAAGGTGCGCTTATCGAAACCGGATGCGCCGCACCATTTTCTGTGGCGGAGCTGGACAACACCTTCTTTTGGCTCGGTGGAGACTCCAGGGGTCGGGGGATGGTGTACAGGGTAAACGGGTACATTCCACAGCGTATTTCAACGCACGCGGTTGAATGGCAGATTCAGCAGTATGCAGACATTACTGATGCCGTAGCGTACACGTATCAGCAGGAAGGGCACTCGTTCTATGTGCTGAACTTTCCGACCGCTAACACGACATGGGTGTACGATGTGTCAACAGGCGCGTGGCACGAACGGGCGAATTTTATGCGCGGTGCGTTCATCCGACACAGGGGGAACTGCCATTGCGCCTTCGGTGGCGTACCTGTGGTCGGGGATTACAACAACGGAAACATATACAAACTGGATGTTGACGTATACGAAGATGCCGTCGGTACACAGAAATGGCTCCGGTCGTGGAGGGCGTTGCCTACAGGGCAGAACAATCTGAAACGCACATCCCACCACTCGCTTCAGCTTGATTGCGAGACCGGTGTTGCACCAGTCAGCGGGCAGGGTGACGACCCGAAAATACGCCTGCGCTGGTCGGACGATGGCGGCCATACATGGTCGAATGAGCATTGCCTCTCAATGGGTAAAATTGGCGAGTACGGCAAACGGGTCATCTGGCGCCGTCTTGGCATGACAACAAAATTGCGCGACAGGGTATACGAGGTATCCGGGACAGACCCTGTGCGCATCACGATTCTCGGTGCTGAAATCCTTATAACACCAACAAACGCATGAGCGACATCACGACCATACCTGCGGCTCGCGTGCCTGTGCTTGACCCACTCACGGGGTGTATGTCCCCCGTGTGGTACCGATTTTTCCAGAACATCTACACAATCACCCGTGACCTTGACAACCCGACGCTGGCCCTTGAGACCTATGCAAATAACGCCGCAGCGATTGCAGGAGGGCTTATAGCCGGGCAGTTATACCAAGTTGACACAGGTGTTGACCCACAACCACTATACATTGTGCACTGATGAATGAAGATTTGCAAAAAATAAATGAATACCGTAAGGGTATTACTGAACTTTTTGCTATAATTAGGGAGCATAAAGACGCCTACGAGGGCGAAGCCGCGGAGGCTATTAACCCTCTGAAACACTCTTTCGGAAATGGGTGCTATATCAGGGAAATCACGATGCCTGCGAACCAGATCATCGTATCGAAAATCCACAAGTACACGCACCCCTATTTTATTTTGAAAGGAGAAGTAAGCGTACTGACGGAAGATGGGCCTGTTAGACTGAAAGCACCTTATTACGGGATGACCCCGGCGGGAACACAGCGATTGCTCTATATTCACGAAGAGACTGTGTGGGTGACGGTTCATGTAACGAATAAAACAAACGTAGACGAAGCAGTAGAGGATGTGACCGCGCCGGACTTTGAATCTCTCCCGGAACATGAAACTCCATTGCTTGTAAGTATCAAACAGATTGCAGGAGAAGCGATATGACTATGGTAGCAGTAGCAATCGGCACATCAGTCGTGGGCCTTGGCGGTGCGGCTCTCAGTGCCAGTGCGTCCAGAAGCGCGGCTAATACACAGGCTGAAGCCGCATACGAAGCCGCTAAACTTCAAGCAGAAGCTGCCAAATATCAGACGGATGTCCAGAAAGACATCTACGAGCAGCAGAAAGCGGTCATGGCTCCGTATGTCGCGGCGGGTGAAACCGGGCAGAATCGTCTGCTTGAGTACCTCGGCATAGGTGGTTCAGCAGACGCGCAGGACTATGGCAAGTACGCCACAGCGGAGTTCACGCCCGACCAGTTCCTTGCAGGACAAGACCCCGCTTACGCGTTTCGGATGAGCGAAGGCCTTAGCGCGTTGGAAAAAACTGCCGCAGCGAGAGGTGGGCTTCTTTCTGGCAACGCGATGCAGGCCGCCCAGACCTACGGGCAGGGGCTTGCCTCGGAAGAGTATCAGAACGCGTTCAACAGATACCAGACCACCCGCGCCAACACGCTTTCTCCATACCAGTCTCTTCAAGGCGTCGGGCAGGCCGCAGCAGCCGGGCAGGCCGCGAACCTCAGCAGTCTTGGATCCAACCTTGCCAACATTTCACAGAATTCTGCTGCCGCGCAGGCCTCGTATAACACTTCTGCTGCGAACGCATTGGCAGCGGGCACGGTAGGGTCTGCAAACGCGTGGAGTTCAGCGCTCAATAACATCGGTGGAATGGCATCATCGTATGGGCTGATAAAGACTCTGAAGTAAAGCGCAATCAACGCCAGATATAACGCAAATCTTGGAACCCTTTGGTAACACCACTATGGCAATAGATCCTTCAATTCCGCTTCAGGCGAAAGCCCCCCAGATGCAGGACCCCCTTGAGCAGTACGGACGGGTACAATCCATCAAAGTCAACCAGCTTGCTTTGCAGGAAGGCCATCGCAAAGTACAGACCCAGAATGCGCTAAGAAACGCTTTAGCTTCTGGGGCGGACCTCAACGACCCCGAAGTGGTCAACGAACTTATGGCCATTGACCCTACGGCTGCGATGACGCTTCTAGAAGGCAACCTAAAGATGCAGCAGACCCGGCATGCTACGCAGAAAGACGCAATCGAAAACGCCCGCGCGGGGTTGGACTTTGTCAATACCCCGGAGGCGGGAGCGCAATGGCTGACTGCGCAGTTCAACGACCCCGTGATGGGCAAGTATTTTGCCGCGATGGGTAAAACACTCGAAGAGTCACTGGCGGAGTACCGGCGAATGGTTGCACAGCCCGGCGGCTTTGAAAAATGGCATCAACAGGCGGCTATGGGCACAGAAAAAATGAATCAGCATCTTAACGACACTCTTGACAGGGCCAGCCGGGAACGTATCGCCGCGGGCAATAGGGCGGGTACCGCGCGGGGGCAGGGTGCCAGTGCTACAGGAGATGCTTCGGCAAGCAAGGCAGAAAAGCAAATGGCACCGGGCGTCGCAAGGCTTCGTGCTATATTAGATGAACTTAACGAGATGAAAGCAATCCGCGGCGGTGACGCAGAGAATACATTCGCCGGGGATTTCATGGCGGGCGCCGGATCCTCGTGGGTTGGGCAGGCAATTCAGGGCGCGTTATCCACGAAAGCGCAACAACTTAGGGATGAGTACGAAGCGATTTCGATGAGTTTGCTTCCTGCGTATAAGGCGTCACAAGGCCTTGGGACAAAGGAAATGGATGCTGTGGCAGAGCGCCAAATGGCGCTGAAAGCATTTGGATCCACCGGACTTACGTATGAGGCGAATAATAGGGTACTGGACCTGTTGGAAGGGAAAACAGGTTGGACGGGAAGTGCAGGGAAAAGCCAGGATCCGTCGGGGGGAACCACAGTCGATTTCAACCTTTTAAAGTAAGCACTCATGGATGTACGGCTTCCTGACGGGACGGTCATTCAGAATGTCCCCGATAACATCACCAAGGCAGAGCTTACCGCTAAATTGGCGGCTAATGGGTATGATACTGCCAAACTGGGCGCACCGGCGGACGCCACTGCTGCAAAACCAGAGCAGGAACGTACTGGCCTCGGGGGCTTTATTAAAAACATCGGGGAAAATGTTGGCGATATTGCCACAGGGATAGTACAGACCCCTGCTGCGCTGGGTGCGTTGCAGAGAGGTGTAGTAGCAAATCTCCCTGGCGTGCAAGCCCGGGAAGACTTGTTACCGTCTCAAGCATTGCAGCTTCAGGCAGAAAAGCAAATGGTTCGTGAACTACCGGGTCAAATAGCCAAAAGCGTAGTTGACGCGGTTATTGAGTCCGCAAAAAATCCCGCTGAAGTCCCTGGTAAGTTGCTGGACTGGGCATATAAACACCCCGCAGATGTGGCTATGCTTGGCGCCGCGCCGCTTACAAAATTCTTGAAGGTTGCAGGTGCCGCAGGTAAAACAGCGGAGGCCGTGCAACTTGCTAAAGGGAACGCAAATCTTGGCCGTGTTCTTGGCGGGATGGGTGGTGGGGCTGGGGGGGGCGCGCAAGGG